GGCCGAGCAAACCGTCGCGATCGGCGGGAGCAGCGTGCAGAGCGCGGCGTTCAACGCGTTGACCAGCGTGGTGCGAGTGCATACCGACGCGATTTGCAGCGTGGCGTTTGGCGTCTCGCCCACCGCCACGGCGACCAAGATGCGGATGGCCGCCGGGCAGACCGAGTACTTTGCAGTGCCGCAGAACGGCGCCTTCAAGGTCGCGGTCATCACCAACACCTAAGGTAGAGCCCGATGCAAGCACCCCCGCAGATTGACGTCGAGGTTGAGCTCGAGGCTGACCTCCCGACCGAGGAAGAGGCTCAGGCGAAACTTGAAGAGCGCCTGCAGTCCTTCGGCTACTCGCTGGCCAAGCAGCGCGATGAGTGGGTGCGCGAGCGCTACTCAACGGGGGTCGAGAAGCGCTGGCTTGAGGACGAGGATCAGTACAACTCGAAGGACAACGTCAACCGCGCAGCGTCGCAGATGATGACCTCCGTCGAGCAGGGCTATCCGGTCACGACGAATCACTCGAAGCCGACCCGGTCGACGGTGTTCATTGGGCTCACGCGGCAGAAAACCAACGCCGCGGAGGCCAGGATCGCGGACATCTTGCTGCCGACGGATGACAGAAACTGGGGCATCAAGCCCACCCCCAACCCGACCTTGGTTGGCATGTCGAAGGATGAGCAAGTCGCAGTAGACCCGCGCACCGGCCAGCCGGTGCTGGATCAGACCGGTCAGCCGGCGCGGAACAAGGACGTCGCTCGTGCCGTCATGGCCGAGGCGCGGCAGAAGGCCGAGGCCATGCAGCTCGAGATTGAAGATCAGCTCATCGAGTGCGACTACAACGGCGAACTCAGGAAGGCGATCCACGACGCGGCGGTGCTTGGCACCGGCGTGGTGAAGGGCCCGGTCGTGCTGAGCCGGACCCGAAAGGCGTGGCTGCCGCGCATTGATGCGATGGGCGAGCAGGTGCATGAGATCGAGATCGTGCAGGAGCTGCGCCCCGCGACCTTCCGCGTTGACCCGCGCAACGTCTACCCGGACCCCAACTGCGGCGAGACGATCCACAACGGCAAGGGTATTTTCGAGCGCGAGAAACTCACGGCCAAGCAAATCCGCGAGCTAGCCAAGCAGCCCGGCTTCATGAAGGACCAACTGCGCAAGGTTCTCGAGGAAGGCCCCAAGCGCAGCTCCGCCATGGAAGAGCTCCGCGACGAAGACTCCCGCGACTCTGGGAACGATAGCTTTGAGAAGTGGGAATATTGGGGTGAGGTAGACCACGAGGACCTTGAGGCCTGTGGTGTCGAGGTGGGTGAGAAAGACCCGCTGCGATCGATCAGTGCCTGCGTGGTCGTGATCAACTCCACGGTCGTGAAGGCCTACCTGAATCCGCTGGAAGGCGGCGACCTGCCCTACGACTTTTACGTCTGGGAGAAGGTCGCGGGATCGGTGTGGGGGTACGGCATCCCGTACCTCATGCGCTCGCAGCAGAAGGTCCTGAACGCGGCCTGGCGGCAGATGATGGACAACTCCGGCGTCACGTCGGGCCCGCAGATCGTGATGAAGCCCGGCGTCATTCAGCCTGCCGACAAGCAATGGCAGCTTGGGGCGCGGAAGATTTGGTACGCCACCGACGACATGGACGACGTGCGCAAAGCCTTTGCGACGTTCGAGTTCAACAGTCACCAGCCTGAGTTGCAGAACATCATCAAGATGGCCACCGAGTTAGCGGACGCTGAGACCGGCGTGCCGCAGCTCATGCAGGGCGAGAAAGGCGCAGCGCCCGACACCGTCGGCGGCATGCAAATGCTGATGAACTCGGCCAACGTGGTGCTGCGTCGACTGGTCAAGCAGTTCGACGACATGATTACGCGGCCGCACATCCGCCGGTACTACGACTACAACATGCTGTACGGCGAGGATGAGGAGATCAAGGGCGACTTCAGTGTTGACGCCCGCGGCTCCTCGGCGCTGCTGATTCGGGACATTCAGAACCAAGCGTTCCTGAACTTGTTGCAGGCCGCGGCGAACCCCGTGTTCGGCGTCTACCTCGACAACAAGAAGCTGTTCGAGAAGGCGCTGCAGGCGCAGCACGTCGACCCGGCCGAGGTGTTCAAGTCCGACGAAGAGATCGAGCAGCTCTTGGAGCAGCAGCAACAAGCCGCTCAAGAGGGGCCCGCCGATCCGCGGATCATGGCGGCTCAGATTCGGGCGCAGACCGACATGCAGCGCGTGCAGGCGCAGAACCAGGGCGACCTGGCGGAGCTGCAGACGCGGTTGCAGATTGCGACCATGAACCAAAACATGCGTCGCGAGGAGCTCCAGATGACCCGCGAGATCGAGATGCTGAAGATGGCCAACGAGCAGAACCTGAGCCTCGAGCAGATCAAGGCCAAGCTCGCCGACACGGCCATCCGCGAGCGCGGCAAGAAAGAACTCTTCGGCGCAGAGCAGCGTCTGAAGCTCGCCGTCGGATCGGGAATCTAAGCCATGGGCGTGCTGAGTCGGGACCTAGCCGCGTACCAGACCGCACTGGACGCGTACAACCGGCAACTGCGTGGATACAACTCCACCGTCAGGAACTACAACGATTCGTTGATCCTGGACGCCCAGGGCAAACCAATGCTCGCTGAGTATGAAGTGCATTACCCCGGGATGTACCACTACTACTCGGTCGATGACAAAGGTTACTTGAAGGAAGTTCCGTTGCCGGCCGGGGTTGATCCGGCCACGGTTGGCGTGACCGCGCTCGAGGGCCAGAGCCAATACTGGCTTGCTAGGCAGAACATTCCTCCGGGCGGGTATCCGCCGGAAAAACCGGGCGAGTGGGGCAAGACGTTTGACGTCAAGGCGCCGAACCCAACGAAAGCGGAGATACGCCGCGAGAGCACGCCGTCGCTTGCAGAGATGGAAGCGGGCTTGATAGGCGAGGCGATTCGGGGTCGAGGCGTGCGTTACGGGACGGGCGGTTCGCCGGTCTCGCGCCGCTCGGGGACTACGGATCAGCCGCAGGATAAACCGCCGACAACGGCGATTGATCCGCTCTCCGACTTCCCGTACGAATTTAACATCCTTCCGTAGGTACACCCAATGGACCAAGAAAAAGAATCGGCCGCTGGGCGGCTGGTTGGCCTGCTGTTTGTAGGACGAGACCTGGCGCATCGGGCGCACCTGCGAACCCGCAGCTTCGCCGAGCACGTGGCGCTTGAAGGTTTTTACACCGGAATTGTGCCGCTGGCCGACGTGTTTGCCGAGCAGTACCAGGGACGGTACAACGAGCTGCTGGACATCCCGCTCCTCGACAACGAGTTCGAGGGCGAGGTCGCGGATGTCCTGGAGTCGCAGATGTCCTGGATTGAGGACACTCGCGAAGAGGTCTGCCCGAAGACGGAGACCGCGCTGCACAACGCCATTGACGAGATCGTCGCGCTTTATCAGAGCACGATCTACAAGCTCCGGTTCTTGAGTTGAGGGAGCAGTGGATGGATACGCAAACACTGTTCAACGCGGTCTTCGGGGTCATCTGTGCGGCCGGCGGCTGGTGGTTCCGAGTGATGTGGGACGCCCAGCAGACGCTGCGGCGGGACCTTACCCGCCTTCAGCAATCGTTGCCCGAGACCTACGTTCGGCGCGATGACTGGAAGGACCAACTGAAGGAAATCAAGGAAATGCTCACCCGGATTGTCGACAAGCTCGACGATAAAGCGGACAAGAACGAGAGCTAGGGATGGTCTTGCGGTCCGCGATCGGCGTTCTGTACACTGGCCGGCAAGGGCACGTGCGCCCAAAATCTACGGAAAGCCCGCTCATGTGCGGGCTTTTTTCGTTGCATGAATGATTTCTCGAGCGAGACCTGGCATCGCCTACGCAAATGGGCGGAGTCCGAGCTCAAGAAAGCCCGCGAGCGCAATGACGCTGTGGCGCTCTCCGAAACGGAGACCGCCGCCCTCCGCGGCGAAATCCGATTCATAAAAAGATTCCTTGACCTGCCCAACGGGGCGGCTCGGGAAGTGGTGGTTATCCCGGAAGAGTGATTCTCGGATGACCGAAGCAGGCCGCCGCAAGGCGGTTTTTTCGTTTGAGGGGTGTTGAATGGAGCAGGAAATCTCGCAGGAACAGTTGCAGGATTTGTGGAATGAGGAAGCCAAGAAGCTCGACGCTGACGCGGAAGAAACCGCCTCGGTCGAAGAGCCGATAGCTGAACCTCAAGAAGCAGCGCCCGCAGAACCGATTCCCGCAGAACCTGAAGATGATCCGTTCGCCGGCGTGTCGCCAGCGGTCAGGGAGAAACTTGCCCAGATCGATGCACTGGCACAGGCCAACGCCCAGTTGCTGCACCACGTGAAGACTGCCGAAGGGCGCGTGGCTGCGATGCAGCGTGAGTTCCAGCAAGCGAAGACTGCGCAGCAATCCGTTGCTCCGCAAGACGCGCCGTCGCAGGGACAGATCGCTACCGCGGCCAAGAACCCTGAGAAGTGGGAGCAACTTAAGTCGGACTTCCCCGAGTGGGCTGGCGCGATGGAGGAATACGTCGCGTCTAAGCTCGGAGGTATTGCCAAGCAGCAGAACGCAGGACTCACCTCACAGCAGGTTGAGGCCCTGGTCGCCGAGCGGGTAAACCAGACTAAGGCCGAAGTGGCCCGACAACTGGAAGAAGCGCGGATCGAAGGCAAGCACGACGACTGGCGGAGCACGGTGAACACACCGGAGTTCGCAGCCTGGTACTCGGCGCAGCCGCCGGAAATTCGATCGCTTGCTGACAGCACGTCAGCCAAGGACGCAATTCGCATGCTGGACCTTTACAGCGATGCAAAGACGCGCCCCGCGGCCCAGGTCCGACAAGAGCGCGGAGCAAAACTCGCTGCCGCGGCTACGACCCGTCCTGGGAACACCCCGCCTGCCAAAACGGTAAGCGAGATGTCCCCTGAAGAGCTCTGGCATTACGAGGCCCGCCGTCGCGAAAAGACGCGAGCGGAGCGGGGCTTTTAACAACCCTTAGGAGAAGACGACAATGTCGATTCAGAATTACGGTACAGCCGCATCGCGAAATCTCATTCGCGCCGCGCAAGGCATGCTCGAGCATGCGCAGCCGATCACCGTGCTTGGTGACTTCGGCACGCAACGCGAGATGCCGAAGAACAGCACGGACACCCTCGTGTTCCGTCGCACGTTGCCTTTTGGCGCCAGCGCCTCGGGCACGGCAATTGAAGGCAGCAACCGGTACGTTGGCACGCCGAGCATCACGGCGAGCAATTTCATGTTGGCCGAAGGCGTAACGCCGAGCGCGAACACGATCTCGTTCCAGGACGTGTCGGTCTCGCTGCAGCAGTACGGTGTGCTCTTCAAGTACAGCTCGAAGGTCGAGCAATTGTACGAAGACGACATCCCCGGCGAGATGGTCAAGCTCACGGGCGAGACCATGGCCGAGGTGATGGAGATGGTGCGCTACGGCGTGCTGAAGGCCGGCTCGACGGTGGTCTACTCGAACGGCACCAGCCGTGCGGCAGTCAACACCCCGATCAGCCTGAACGCGATCCGCAAGGTCGCGCGTACGCTGGAGTCGAACCGTGCTCGTCGCGTGACGTCGCGTCTCGCCCCGGGCGTGAACTTCGGCACCCGCGCTGTGCAGCCTGCCTACATCGTGTTCGTTCACACGGACGCGGTAAGCGACATCCGCAACCTGCCGGGCTTCACCCGCGTTGAAGAGTACGGCTCGTTCAAGCCGATCCACGAGCGTGAGGTCGGTGCGTGTGAGGACTTCCGCTTCATCGCGTCGCCTTTGCTGGCTCCGTTCCAGGCCGCCGGCGCGTCGGTTGGTTCGTCGGGCATGTTGTCCGTCGGCGCCGCCAACGTGGACGTCTATCCGTTCCTCGTGATCGGCGAAGACGCCTGGGGTCAGGTTGCGCTCAAGGGTATGCAAGCGATCAAGCCGGTGGTTCTCAAGGCCAGCCAAACGTCGCACGCCAACCCGCTGGGTCAATTCGGCTACGTCGGTGCCTCCACGTGGTTCGCCACGGTCCGCCTCAACGACGCCTTCATGGGTCGCATCGAGGCTGGCGTCACCGCTCTGTAACTGAATGGGGCTGGGGCGTAAGCCCTGACCCCAACCCAACAGGAGGCCAACATGGCTGAATCGATCAACCAGCGGACCGCCTACGTGCCCGACCAGCTCAATGCAAACGAGCTCCGGGCACTTCTTGGCGCCATCCTTGCGGACCTCGCGGCAATCAAAGCTGCCGTGAATACGCACACGCACAGCGGCGTCACGGTCGGCGCGGGCACTTCTGGTGCCCCCAACGCCAACACCGTGGGCACGCTCTCTCTAACCGCTTAAGGAGCTCCACATGTCGTTCAATCTCGAACAATTCAACAGCGGCTACGTTTCGCTTTCGGCAGCCGGCGTCGCCGCCGGCACGACGGCGTCGCAGCTTAAGACGGTGAACACGTTGGTCTATACGTCCAACGCGGTGTTCAAGTCCAAAGCGGCGACTGCGGCGATCAACTTCTCGGCAGGGCACACGGCGCTGGCAGTTGGCCAGGCGTGCCTCTTCGGGTTGTGGATCGACTCTGCCGGTACGTTCAGCACGAGCCAGGGTCCGATCGTGAACTCGGGCGACCCGTGCCCCGTGCCGCCCGCCCCGGCGGCAAACCTGACCCTTGCGGGTCTGGCGAAGGTCACCGCCTCCAGCGCGGTGTTCACTCCGGGCACGACCTTGCTCGGTACGGGCAACACTGCCTCGTACCTTGACTGCATGGTCATGCCGGGATCGGCGCAGTAGCGCCAGCCCTCTCCGTTGAGAGGTTGAGGGGCTCCTAACGGAGCCCCTCTTTTTTGAGCAGGGACAACCAGGAGCAGCGCATGCCAAAGCAAACCATCGTCGAGGGCATTGAAATCCGCGACGACCAGGCAACCATCGAGACCGTGGGAGCGTCAAAAGACTTCTCCAAACTGGCCGGCGATGAAGCCTTTATGAACGAGCCGGTGACAATCACGGTTCACGCGTCAACCGACGAGAATCAGCCCCCGCACGTGATCGTGAGTGTCAACGGCATCAATCAGCCGATCATTCGCGGCGTGCCAACGAAAGTAAAGCGCAAGTACGTTGAAGTGCTGGCGCGAATGAAAGAAACCCGTTATCGCCAGCTCACTCCAAATCCGGCCGCGCCGGACGTCTCAGAGATGCAGGCCCGCACGGCCCTGGCATATCCCTTCGAGGTGAGCGAAGACAGCTCGCGCGGCCGCTCATGGCTTGCGCACGTGCTGGCAGAGCCGGCGTAAAGCGGCATGGACTACCTGGCGCTAATCAATCGTACTCGAGTGGAGTGCGGCATCTCGGGTGCCTCGACCCCGCTTACCACAATCGCCGGCTTAAACGGTGAAAGTGCGCGCGTAGCAGCGTGGGTTAACAGCGCGTGGGTAGACGTGCAGACCGCTCACGAGGATTGGGAGTGGATGCGTGACCCGGTGGAATTCAACACCGTCACAAACACGCAGGTCTACACCCCGACGACCGCGGGAGTGGGTTCCACGTTTGGAAATTGGAAGCGCGACAGCTTCCGCTGCTCGTCGGTTGGGGCAAACTACGCCGACGAGCAGCTCCTGAACTGGATGGAATACACGACCTTCCGCAACCTGTATCAGTACGGGAACATGCGGCAGACGTATTCGCGGCCGGTGGTTGTATCCATCACGCCAGACAAAGACTTGGCTTTTGGCTCGATCCCGGATCAAGCGTACGTCATCACGGGAGAGTACTACCGCGCGCCAAGTGAGTTTGCTTTGGCGACTGATACGCCGGCGATCCCGTCCCGCTTTCACATGATGATCGTGTATAGAGCAATGCTTTACTACGCGGGATTTGAGGCGGCGTCCGAGGTTTATCAGCGCGGGGAGCTCGAGTTCAAACGCTTGATGAATCGCCTTGAAATTGATCAGTTGCAGACCGTTGTCAGTGGGCCGCCGCTGGCTTGATAGGAGCCGCGATGCCACTGAAAGTCCCGCCAGTTCAGTATGACCTCGTCCAGCTTGGAGGCGGTCTAGATCAGGTCACGCCGACCCTATCGCTGAAGCCCGGTGTGCTGCGCGAGGCGCAGAACTGGGAGTGCAGCATCACGGGTGGCTACACTCGAGTGGCGGGCTACGAGCGATTTGACGGTCGCGTCAGTCCGTCGATTGCTACCTACTCGCAAATCACGGTCAACATCACTGCGTCAATTGTAGCCGGCAACATTATTACGGGCGTCTCTTCGGGCGCCACGGCAGTAGTGATCGCGGTGAACGGCAGCACGTTGGCCATTACGAAATACACCGGGACTTTCACAGTCTCGGAAGCGGTCCAGGTGGGCGGCGTAACCAAGGGCACGGTGCTGTCCACGACCTCGTCTGCCTACGTGGACCCGGCGACTAACGCAACGTACCTTGCGCTCGCGGCGGACGTGTACCGCGCCGACATTCAAGCCGTGCCCGGATCAGGCCCGATTCGCGGCGTCGCTTACTATCAGGGCTCCGTGTACGCCTGGCGTAACGATGCCGGCGGCACGCTCCTGAATCTGTACAAGTCCTCGGCCACGGGCTGGACTGCGGTCGCCCTGGGCTACGAGGTCTCGTTTACTGCCGGCCTTGCCGCAGGAATCGTGGACGGAAACACCGTCACCGGGCTCACGAGCGGCGCAACCGGACTCGTCAAGCGCGTGGTTGTGCAGAGCGGCACGTTTGCGTCCAATACCGCAGCGGGACGTTTGATTTTTGCCAGCATCACGGGAACCTTCTCTGCCGGTGAAACGCTGCGCGTCAGCGGCACCGCCCGTGCGACGTGTTCGGGCGCGCAGACCGCCATTGCGCCGATCGCCGGCGGCCGAGTTGAAACGGTCGTGGCGAACTTCGGCTCGAGCTCGTCCAGCAATCGCCTGTACGGAGCCGATGGCAGGAATCGCGCGTTTGAGTTTGACGGCACGACGTATGTCCCGATCGCGACCGGCAACACGACGGACACCCCGTTGCACGTAATGGCTCACAAAAACCACCTGTTTCTCAGTTTTGGTCCGTCGGTTCAGAACTCCGCCATAGCCGACCCCTACAACTGGACCACAACCGCCGGCGCGGCGGAGTTTGGCGCCGGGGCGGACGTGACCGGGTTTTTGATTCTGCCCGGCGACCAGACGACTGGCGCGCTCGCGGTGTATTCCGACGATACCACGCAGGTGTTGTACGGCACGAGCGCACAGGATTTCCAACTTGCGGCGTACAACATCGGCACTGGTGCCAAGGCGTACAGCGCGCAGAACATGGCGACAAGCTATGTGTTTGACAACAAGGGCATCGTCAGCCTGCAGACTGCTTTCACGTACGGCAACTTCGACACCGCGTCGTTGACGTTGAACCTGCGACCGTTTATCCAGCAGCGGCGCAACCTAGTCAGCGCAAGCGTCGTAAACCGCGAGAAGAGCCAATACCGGGTTTTCTTCAACGACGGCTACGGGCTGTACATGACCGTGGTGAATAACAAGCTGATGGGCACTGTGCCTACTCAGTTTCCAAATCCGGTCTTGTGCTGTTGCGATGGAGAGACGCCGGACGGCGCTGAGACGTCTTTCTTCGGCTCCTCTAACGGCTACGTCTACCGCCTGGACACCGGCACGTCTTTTGACGGGGCAGTTATCGATGCGTACTTTTTGCTGACCTATAACGCGACGAAGTCGCCGCGAATTCGTAAGCGTTATCGAAAAGGCTCCTTTGAAGTCACGGGCGAATCTTACGCGACGTTTAGTTTTAGCTACACCTTAGGCTATGGCACGTCGACGATTCAACCGGAAGCTCCGGCTGTGTACGAGACCAATCTCAGCCCGAGTTTCTGGGATTCAGTGTCTTGGGACTTTTTCTACTGGGACGGCGTCACGCTTTCTCCTTCTGAAGTCTCCATCGAAGGTACGGCCGAAAACATTGCGGTTCGCATTACGACCAACTCGGCCGCGTATCCGCCTTTTACGCTGAACAGTCTGATCCTGCACTACACCATGCGCCGAGGAATTAGATGAGCAACGATTACTACAACGGCGGAGCTTTTCCGTCGACCGGTTCGGCCGCCACGTCGGCGTCAATGCGAGCCGAGCTCTCGTCCGTCACAACGGGTTTTGACAAGCTGCCAGCCCTGACCGGCAACGCTTACAAGGCGATCATGGTCAACTCGGCGGGCACGGCGCTGGCGGCTACCTCCACGCTGACCGGTATCGCGCTTACGGGTGGGACGGTCGAAAACTCGGCGATCGGAACTTTAACGCCAAACACCGGCAACTTCACGTCGCTTGCTGCGACGTCCCTGCTGGTCGGCGGCTCAAGCGTAGTCACCGCATCTTCGACGGTTACGCTGACAAACAAGACAATCAGCGGCGCCAGCAACACGCTGACCAACATTGCCAACGCTTCGCTTACCAACAGCTCGGTGACAATTGGCTCGACAAGCGTGGCGCTTGGCGCCACCGCCACAACGCTTGCGGGTCTGACCAGCGTCACGGCGACGTCGTTCGTCGGTACGCTTAGTGGCAACGCCACGAACGTGACGGGCACTGTTTTAGTCGCCAACGGCGGCACGGGATCGACGACCGCGAGCGGCGCTCGAACCAATCTGTTGCCGACCTACGCCGGCAATGGCGGTAAGGTGTTGGCGGTCAACGCTGGCGCGACGGACGTGGAATACATTTCCGTTGCCGGCGCGGGTACGGTGACCAGCGTCAACGCCTCCGGCGGTACGACGGGAATGTCGTTCTCCGGTGGCCCGATCACCGCCAGCGGCACGTTGACCCTCGCCGGAACTTTGGCCGTTGCTAACGGCGGCACGGGATCGACCACGGCAAGTGGCGCGCGTTCAGCTCTCAGCGCTGCGGCGTCTGGCGCTAACAGCGACATCACGTCCCTCTCGGGCCTTACGACTGCGTTGTCGGTTGTACAGGGCGGAACGGGGGGCACGACGGCTGCCGGCGCCAGGACGAATCTGCTGCCGGCCTATGCCGGCAACGGCGGCAAAGTGTTGGCCGTCAACACCGGAGCGACCGAC